GATCGGTTCATTCTTGTTGTTCGATACTCTTGACATATTCAAGTGCATGTCTACGTTCGCAATATTTTGTGTATCTTCAGTATTTACATTGTCGGTAATGCTAATTTATTTAAACAATCAGAAGTTGCATTATTCTTCTGTTGCCTGTGCATTTGTTTGTCTGTCCAAAACTTCCCTAAATAGGGGTGCTCTACGAGGAGAGCGACAGCAATATGCAAGCAAGCAATAATACATATATGCACATATATAAAATCACAGGTAACCAGTACATAGAGGCTCTTTGTACATTAACGTGACATGAGAAATGGCACGAGCGTAATAAAGTCCGCTACCCTAGACTTCGTGGGTGTTGCAATCAGAAGGAAAATACTTCTTATTCCAGTCATGGACTCGTTCATCAAAAGATTTTTCGAGTTCCATAACATGATTGTGAAGACCGGTCATACGAACAACTTGACGCATTTGTCGCTGTCGTTGATCAAACTTCTCCCTACCATGGAAAAACCACTCACGAAGAGCTCCATCAATGTTCTGTCCAGCAGCTTCCTCTTTAGAAAGCACTTTGCTTTGCAAAATAGAGTGGAGACTCTTGAAAATCGACGCTTCAGATAATTGAGCAACATTATGCTTAAGATCAGGATCGTACCTGTTCAAGCACTTCAAAAAGTCGCAATTGTCGATCTCCAAGAAAGGAGTAGCTTCAGACTCTTTATCGGGCATAGTAAAAGTCATACCATGTTCAAGCAGATAATCACGAAAAGTGATATGATCAAAATTCTGCAAAGATGGTGATACAGACCCAATAAGATCATCTCCATAAGCTACCAAATTGACATTCTCTCGAAAAGGAGTATTAGAATATCCCTGTTCATAATAGTGGCATCGTACATACAAGTTGTTTGCGATGCTACCATTGTAAACAGTAAGATTATTTCCAGACATATGGAGAGAACCGAGTTGAATTAAAGTGCCGTTCCAAGCAATAACAGGATTGCAAAGGTCAGCGGAA